TGACCGCTGATGGCTCAAATGTCGATCACCCCGATTTTGACGCGGTGGTCGAGGAAGGCATCCGGTTTCCACGGGCGGGCTCCGAGACCTCGGAACTGGCGCTGCTGAACCCCAACAACGTCTATATCGCCAATACCAGTGGCTTCGTGCTGCCCAAATATGCCCATGGCATCCGGCTTGATCTGACGGGCTATGCCTCGGAGACGCGACTGGCGCAGTACACCTTCGAGACCACCGACATCCGCCAGCTCACACGCGCCCGCACGCGGCGGCGCTATGGCAACTCCATGGTGGTCTGCACCAACAGCCGCTGGTGGCGCCAAGGCACCTATGATCTGGCGGGTAATATCTTCCGCCGGGATGGAGAGACCTGGGAGGTCACCAACGGCCTGCCGGACCGCATGCCCAATGGCGCACGCGTGCCCAACGGCAATGTGCACTGGATCCGGGTGCGGCGATTTTGGATCGACACCTATGAGGAGCAATACTGGGACCGGGTCACGACCACAGCCACGATCAACGGCCAGCAGGTAGCGCAGACCTTCCTGAACTCGCAGGATGGCTGGCTGAGCCAGGTTGGGCTGTACTTCTCACGCAAGGCCGCTGCGGGGGATGTCACACTGCTGGTGACCGAGACCGCCTTTGGCATGCCGGACCTGTCCCGCGTGATCTCGCGCACGACGCTTCCGGTGGCAGATATTCAGGTGGGGGCGATCTCGACGGAGGTGGGCCTGCCGTCGCTGGTGGAGAGCAAACTGCCGATCACGCCGACGTTCCTGACGGCGGGACGGCGCTACGCGATCGTGCTGGTCACCACCGGTGATCATTATGTCGCCATGACCAATACCGACAACGGGGTGGTGCAGGGCACGTTCTTTGTCTCGACAGATGGCGCGTTCTTTGCAGGCAACCTTGTCGATGATATGAAAATGCGGCTCTACTTTGCGCGGTTCGAGCGCACACGGCTCTCGGTTGAGCTGACCGCGCTGCAGCTGGCGGGCGGCATTCTCGATATCGATGTGCTGCACGAAGGCGTGACGCCACCTGCCTGTCGCACGGATATCGAGGTGCAGGTGAACGGGGCTTGGGTGGCGCTGGATGGTGATACCAGCGGTCCGGACCTCTCGGGTCTGCCGGGCATCCTGCCGCTGCGGATGACCCTGACCGGCACCACGGACCTGATGCCGGGCTTCGGGCTTGCTGGCTCACAGACGGTCGCCACCCGGCCAAAGACGGCGTTCACTTGGGTGTCGGAGGCCCGCACGCTCGGCTCGCCCACAACCAGCGTCAAGGTGGTGACCGACCTGCAACATTTTGAAGAGGTGAACCACGATTGTACCGTGACGCTCATGACTGGAGCCGCGCTGGACGGGGTGGAGGCGGCCGATGTGGTTGAGGATGTGGTGCTGGCCGATGGCACAGTGCGGCGGACCTCGGTCTTCAATGTAGCCTCGGTCAGCACCTACGCCGTCAAGATCATCGGCTCGACGGTGAGCGCGGCGGTGCCGTTTCTCGTCAGTGAGCTGATCGAATACGCCCAGACCTGATCCGATTGAGGAGACAGCCAAATGGCATCCAAACCAACCCACTACCGGGTGACGGTGAACCGTCCCCTTGAATTCGCCTGGGCCCGGTTTCGGCCCGGTGCGCGCTATACGGTGACGGCCGCCATCTTCGACAGCCTGACCACCGAGCATCTTGAGGCGATCGCCACATCCGAGCCGCTGAAGAAAGGGTGACGCCATGCTGAGGTTTGAAGATCTGCGAGTGCGGGACAATCAGGACCTTGATCGGGATTTCTTCAATCGCCGTTATCGCCTGATTGCTGAAAGCCTCGGTGATCTCGACGCCCAGCTGGCGCGCATTCGCGGTGCCACCGACAATCTGGTGACCCTTGGGCTTGCCCGGGTCAACGAGGTTCTTGGACCGGCTCTGGCGGCGGCTCAAGCTGCAGCGGAAAACGGCTTTCTGGTGGCGACATCCTCGACGCCGCTTACTGTGTCAGTGGGCCTGCAGACCACGTTCGAGATTGACGACACGCCTGCGCGGGCGCTCTTTGCGCCCACGCCCTATGTCGTGCTGACGCGTGATGGGGGCGGCAGCCTGAACGACTGGGCGGTGTTTCGGGTCGATAGCTACGCCCGCGCCAATGGCGGGCTGGCGGGCGAAGTGGTGGCCGTCAACGGCGATATCGGTGCGGCGGTGCATGGTGATTGGGTGATTTCTGCCAGCGCGGGCCTTGCAGCTTCGGTGATCGAGACGGCCGCCGCAGTTTCAAGTGCGCTGGCCCTGGCCCAGCAGGCGGCACAGGATGCGGCTGCCGCTGCCGATGTTGCTGAAAGCGTTCTGGCCAATGGGCCGGTGTCGTCCGTAAACGGTCAGGCGGGGGAAGTGGCGCTTGGGATCGGGGATATTCCGAACCTCACGGCGCAGCTCGCCAGCAAGGCGGCCAGCAGCCATGGTCATACGATTGCGCAGATCTCCAACCTGCAATCAACGCTGACGGCGCTGCAAGGCCGGATCGATCTGGTCGATGGCGGAACGTATTGAAGGAGGCAGCCGGGATGCGTTCCACCCTGACACAGATCAGCACCAAGCTGGGCATCACCGATGTGCGCAATGTGCAGGTGGGTGAGGTTGTCGAAGATGGTGCGGGCGGTTTTGTCCGTGCAATTCGGGTCTTCGGAGAACCAACGGCATCCGCGGGCCCGGCGCTGATCCTTGAGGTCCAGATCCAGTCCGACACAAAAACTGACCTCGATATCACGACACCGACGCTGACTTTCTGAACGTCGGCCAACCGCCGATCCCAAGCATCCCGGATCACCGTAGGGCCCCATGGCCGCGCGGGGTTCGGCTATTCAAGGAGACCCTCTCATGTCCGACCCGACCTTCGGGATTTCCATCACGCGGATTGATACCGAGCCGCGCCCGCCCGTCTGGAGCGATATGTCCGTTGTGGGCCTGATCGGCACGGCGCCCAACGCCGATGCATCGGTGTTCCCGGCGGACTCGCCGGTCTTTCTCTATTCTGACGACGCCGCCAAGCTGACAGTGCTTGGTGCGACCGGCACATTGCGTGATGCGGTCACGCTGATCAACGCGCAGCTCGGCGAGTTCCAGGTGGCCGCCAAGGTCGTGGTCGTGCGCGTCGAAGACGGTGCCGATACCGATGCGACCATCGCCAATATCGTCGGCGACGGCGTCTCGACCGGTCTGCAGGCGTTCATCACCGCGGGTCCAGAGCTTGGTATCATCCCGCGCCTCATCTGTGCCCCGGGTTTTACCAGCCAGCGCGGTGTCAGCGAGGCCAACCCGGTCTGCGCAGCACTGCCCGCGATCTGCGAAAAGCTTCTGGCGCATGCGGTCGTCGATGGCCCCGCCACCACCGAGCAGGATGCCATCGATTGGCGAGAGACGATTGCCTCGCAGCGCCTGATCCCGGTCGACCCTGCAGTGAAGGTGTTTGACGGTGGGGTGAGTGTCGTTCAGCCGCTGTCGCCCGCGGTGATCGGCATCGGCGTGCGCCGAGACCATGAAAAGCAGGGCCGCCCGTTCCACAGCTGGGCGAACCAGCCGGTGCAGGGCTTTGTGGGCCCGTCGCGCCCGATCAACTTCTCTCTCACCGACGGCGCAACGGAGGCGCAGCGACTGCTGGCTGCCAACATCGGCGTGCTGCTGCGCGGTGAAATGGGCGTCGAAAGCGCGATCGGTCAGGGCGGGTTCATCTTCGTTGGCACCGACAATGCAGGCGAGGATGATCTCTGGCGGTTCTACAATGTCACCCGCGGGCGCGACTTCATCCACCTGATGCTGCTGCGCACCCTGCGGTTCTATCTTGGACGCTTCAATGTCACGGGCCAGACCATCCAGGCGATCCTGAACACGATGGAAACCGGCCTGCGCAATCTCAAGGCCGATGGCGATATCCTTGGCTTCGAGATGAAGTTCACGCGCGATCAGAACACGCCCGAGGAGCTGCGTCAGGGCCGCTTCACGGTCAGCTTTGCCGCCGAAGAGGCGCCAGTGCTGCGCTATCTCGGCATCCAGTCCGCGCGTTACCGCCCGGCGCTTGATGCGCTGCTCGACGATCTGCTCGCGCAGGTTGGCACCATCACCGGCTGATCCCGCCACATCAAGGACTGGCTGACCCGCCCACATCAAGGAGACGCTCCCATGAGCAATATTTACGTGATGGAGGCCGCAAACCTATTTTGCGGCGATGAGAACCCCACGGCCTCCAAGCACCTGACGCTGACCGAGTTGCAGCTGCCCAACCTGCAGGAAATCACCCAAGACCATCATCCCGGCGGCTCGCGCGTGCAGATCGAGGTGGCCCTCGGCATCCAGAAACTCGAGGCCAGTTTCAAGCTGGCGGGGTGGGATCCGGACCTGCTGACGCAGTTTGGTCTTGGGGCCACCGCACGCAAGAAGTTCACCGCCTACGGTTCGGTGCGCGACAAGCGCAACGGTGTGGCCATTGAGGCCAAGGCGGTGCTGGAGGGGCGTCTGGGCACGGCCAATCCGGAGGCGTTCCAGCGCGGCGAGTTGCAGGGCTTTGATTACGCCATCAACGAAATCCTGCATTACGAGCTCTATTTTGAGGGCGCCGAGAAATATTACTGGGATTTCTTCACCACCGATTGGCGCGTCAACGGCACGTCGCAAAACGCAGACGAGCGCGCGATCTTGCGCCTCCCCAATGGCTTTTGAGGTGATCCATGTCTGACCCCAAGACGAAAACAGTCTCTCTTTCGGTGCCGGTGACCTTCGAGGGCCGCGAAATCACCGAGATCCGCATCGCCAAGCCGAAGGTTAAAGACCTAAAGCGCATGAACGCGGCGCTCGACGGCATCACCGACCGTCTGGATCAGGGCATTGTCATGGCCTCGGCGCTGACGGGCTATCCGGTCGAGATGATCGAGGAGCTCGACACTGACGACTTCACCGCGCTGTCGGAGGTGATTGCGGATTTTTTCCCCAAGGGCACGGCTTCGCCTCCTGGCGATCGGTCGTTGCTGAGGTCGCCCACTGGCTGAATACGCCGCTCACGGGTTTTGAAGAGATGGAGTGGTCCGAGGTGGTGCTCTGGCACGCCGAGGCCCGGCGTCTCGCGCGGGCGGCGAAGATGAGGTGACCAGATGACACAGCTCACATCCCAACTGGTCATCGAACTGCTGGACCGGGTGACCAGCCCGGCGCGTCGGGCGGCGAATGCGCTGGCGGGTATCTCGAACACGGTCCGCGAAACCAATAGCCAGCCCATCACCTTCGGGGACCGCCTGAACGCGGCCATCACCCGCAACAACCGCGCTCTGGCTGATGCACGTGGCGGGCTGGTGGATGCTGTGGCCAGCTTTTATGCCTTGCGCGGCGCGATCGGCGCGCCGATCCAGGCGGCCTCGGATTTTGAAAGCGCCATGGCCGATGTGGCCAAGGTGGTGGACTTCCCAAGCCCTGCAGCCTTTGCGCAGTTCCAGCAGGACCTGTTTGCGCTGTCGCGCGATATTCCCATCGCGGTGACCGGTCTGGCGGACATCGCCGCAGCGGCAGGTCAGGCCGGGATCGCGGGTGAGGACCTGATCCGCTTCACGGATGCCGCCGCCCGGATCGGCGTGGCGTTTGATATCAGCGCCGAGCAGGCGGGTGGTTCGATGGCCAACCTGATGACG